GGCCGGCCGGCCATCCAATCATATAAAGATCTATTTATATATAAGGCGAGGAAATCAAGGTATTTCGTCAATCCATTGGACGATATCAGGAGCCGCGGTGAACGCAGCCACACCAGTGGCCAGGATAAATGAAAACACAAGAGACAACAACGGGTTCCTGCCGGTAAATATCAAGAACCCTAATGAAAACCAAAAGACCAATTGAAACTGCATCACGCTGCAGCCTCAATCCAATCCTGCACCAGTCCCCAGGCATCATGGTCCTTCTGGACCAGGACATGTGCACCGTCTCCCCAATCCAGGAACCAGTATTCCAAGCGGTGAATTTCTTTATGTTCGTTAACATACGCACGGAGCTCGTCCGATGGACCACCCCAGCTGAACTGCCAGCGCCAGAAGCCTTCTATCTGATCGGTGAATGTATGTGGTGTTACATAGTCAAAGCCAAGAGCTTCATACTCAGGATCTTTGAGATCCTCCTGCCTTTGGTGCCACATGTAATCGACCCTGTCGGCGCATGTTGGTGTACTCTTCAATACTGTTACTGTTTCCATCTTGTTCCTTTCTAATGGGGCGAAGGTAATGGCTCTTGATCAACCAGAGCGAAACCCTCGCCTAATCCATAGGACAGATCTTTATGAGCATCCGTCACAGGAGTCCGCAACAACTTAATGCGCATTACCCTCCCTCAAGTACTTATATAGTTATAACTTCTTATAATGTCAACAGGGTAATTCATTTCTTTTGAATAACTTCCAGACTGGTACAGGAACTTCTGGCAACGCTGCCCGGGCGGCTTTCGGAGTATAAGAAGGTAATCCAGAAAAGGGCGTAAGACATCAGGTATTTCGATTCATGCGTCATGCTTCAGGATCCTGTGCAGATTCGAGATGGTAATAAGAATGGCAGACTTCTAGGAAAAAGGAATGAACTGGTATCCACCACAGCTTCGCTGCCCGGCCCAGCTCCTGAAGTATAAGAGATGGATATAAAAAAGGGCGTAAGACCTAGTGTATTTCAAACAGTTCACCTGCAGCTCCTGGGCTGCATCAGCGATTCAGGATCCATGCTTCATGAACAAACCGCAGAAACCCTAGGTTATTTACCTTTGACACAGGAGGAAATCACGGTCCGGCCGGCCGGGCTACAGAGTATATAAGAAGTAAAAAATAACTAAGGCGAGAAAGTCAGTGTATTTTGAAGATCTGTTTCGGTCCAGGCATCAGGCAACATGGCCCCTGAACCCTGGTTCAACAGTTCCAAACCCATGGTGCTTAGTTCCCGTATCATAGATCCTGGGAATATAGCATATGATGTCTTAGAGACACCTGGGTTGCTAATCTTTACAAATACAAAACTGACACCACCATGCTTTGCGTGGGCATAATGCCATGCAATTTGTTTAGAAGAAATGATAACTTTTTGTAACTTATTACATTTTAATTCGATCCAAAATTGAAACCCCTTATTAGTCTTTAAATCCTTGAAAACTCCAAACAAATCAGGCACTCCAGGTGATGACCAAGACTCTATTCTTGTCCAGTTAACATTAGGTGTCTTATTTTTAATTTCTTTCCAAAATTTTTTCTCTGGACGCATTATTTATCTCCTTTTTAGTTAAAATTTTATGGCAATTTGAACATAAAATATCACACTTTTGGACTTCTTTGACTATGTTTTCAAGCTGTGTCCAACTACTTTTTCTAAAATTTGAAACATTTTTTATCTTTAACCGTCTATCTCTATGATGAAACTCTAAGGCATAAGGACTCTTCTTATAGCCACATTCTCGACATCCTTTACTTAACTTATAATCATTTAAATAATTAGAAACCTTGTCATACAAGTTCTTTTTATAAATCTTTTTCTTTTCCACATTTCTTTTATAACTATTTGGTTCTCTCCAGTTCTCTTTAAAGTACCCATCTTTCTTTAATCTTACAGATATATAACCATCAAATATATATCCATCTTCTCTTACATCAACACCACATCTAAATAATTTATTAGTCTTTGGATTCAATCTCTTCATGAGAGGCATCTACAATTACTTCAGGAAATCTATTCCTTAGATCTTTAAGCCTATCTGCTACTTCGATCTTACTCATTTTATCAATTGACCCTGTCAATATCTCTTTCCGATCCACATATAATCCTGCAGCTCTCCCTCGTGATACTTCTGCATTTACTGCTGCTGAATAGTTCTTTTCTGCTTCTGCACTCTTACTTAATTCATCTAATCTTCTCATATGTCTAGTCAAATTAGACATATACTTTTTGTGAATTTCTTCTCTTAATAATGATATATAATTAGCAACCTTGGGAAATTCTTTAGCTGATTGCAGTCTACTAGCATATATCCTAGCAGTCTTTTTAGGATAACCAGCAATAATAGCGCATTCAGTTGCACTCTTTTCACCATCATGCTTTACCAAAAGCTCTGCAAACTTTCTTTGTTTAGCAGTTATATTAATTTCAGTTAATTGACTCATTTACAATATATAGAATGTTTTTAACAGGAAACTCAAATAAAATCCCAAAAATGTTTCTCTCACTGGTTTTACGGTTACACCGGTTACACCTCGGTTACACCATAGTGTAACCAGTTTTTGAAGGTGGATAAGGGATACAAGACCGGTTACACCGGTTACACCTATTTTGACATTTTTTTCAAAATAATTTCTAAAAATATTTCTATGCATTCTATACTAGAAAAATTTAGGATCTAGGTCCAATAATTCTTTGGGAATATACATATAACGCCTAATTGCATTAAATCCTTTACGAACCACCTCATCCCACACCTCAGGTAACATAATAACATCATGTTTGGGGTTGAGAAAATGTAAGGTGACTCTGCCACATTTGTGACAATGTTTAACTTCCTTGATTGGGCTGTTGGGTAGTAAATAAGAGGACATTGTCTCCCTCCATTTGTTTTAATTTATCTTTTATAAGATTTTTATCAAAAATTTTATATTTTGCAAGTAAGACTAACGCCCTGGCGCTCGAGTTTGTAGGGCGTAAGCCTTCTATTAATCGATCTAATAATTTCTTATGGACTTTTGTTTTGTTAGCTAAGTACATAAATCCTTCCTGGAAGTTCGGACTTCACCTAATATTCCAGGAAGTTATTATACAACAAATTACCATTTGTCGCAATATATAGTGGCTTTTGTTCTTTCGTTTCTATTTCCCCGGGAATTCTACTTCGTCGGACTTTCTCCGGGTCGTCCTGCATTTCAGCGTGTTATGGACTGGAATAAAAACCTATTCCGATACCACTAAATTTTATCCTCCAAACTTGTAATTATCTGTTCTTTTACAAGGTTCGCAGAATCTCTGTAGAACTGAAGATATATCAAATTTTTGATGACATAAATTACATTTACGCTCACCAATCTTAGCTGCTTCTGGTATATATCTCCTTTTTACACCTCTACTATACTTTGGTTTATGACCATTTTTAATTCTAATTCTATGTAAACGCCCGGCAACCGAGTTCTTACTTTTATTCAGTCGTATGGCAATATCTCTTACTCTTATACCTCGTGAGTCAAGTTCGATAAGTTTTGCACTATCTTCTTCACTCCACATAGCTGCTTCGTTCATTGTTTCTCCTCTTCGTTTGGTTCAATTTTATAATCGTTAAATCCAGAATACCAGTCTGGATCTAAAGGTGGTCCAAAATAAATAGTTCTCATTGGTGAATCAGCTTCTTGCCAACTTTGATGATAATGTGTTTCTGAATCTAATTCTCCTTGAGACTTACATACTTTACACTGTTCAATTGATTCTTCTGCTTCAAATGCTAATCGAATGTACCCATTACCCTTACACTCAGGACAAACTACTTTTTCCATTATCTTTCTCCCATTTCATTTGTTTCATTTCTTTTTCAATTAATTTTTCAATATATCCACCTACAGTTTGATAACTATGTTTTGCTAATTTCTTTATATCATCATGTACTTGGGGTTTAATCGCTATTGTCGAATATCTAGCCATTTGTTTTTCTCTCCACTTCTTCTAATCGCATCATCAAATTCAATAATTTTAAATGCCATATCTGTTTTGCCACAGGATTGTCGGACCGATCGTACGCATCCTGTGTTTTCTTAACCTTTATCCAAAATTGATTTATTGTCATCTGGATGACCCCCCAAAACTATTTCTCCGGCTATTGCAGCATATCCTGCCATATCCACATAATGATCCTTAACTGCTGTTCTCGATTTAGTTCTCGCAATCTTTAATAAGATCATCATTATTGCAACTTCATCAGCTGTTAATGGAACACCTAAATAAGCTGTCCATAATTCTGCAATATTCTTGTTGTTTTCAACGCACTCACCATGAGTAAATTCACGATCAGCAACTGCTTCTGTTGCTATCTCTAAAATTTTTTCTTTTATTCCCATAACATTTCTCCTTTTTAAAATAGCCATTGGTACCAACCACTGGAAACCGTTTGCCAAACTATAAACAAAATAAAAATACTGGCCATGTATGGTCTCCCATACATAAACAAACTTATTAAAATAAATAAGTACGCAGCATATAACATTACTTCTCCTTATATTTATTCATTCGATTTTCATTGGTGCTATCATCAATGAAATAAGTATAACCATTTAATTCCACCATAAGAGCATCTTTTGCTGTTATGGTAATGATTATCTTACCTACTTTTATTTCTGTACGTTCCATACAAACCTTTCTTTCTTTACAAGGACAAATAGGAGAATCTGTTTACTGAGTTTACCCCAATATTACGTAAACACTCTTCTTGAAATTCTTCTACTTTCTTACGTAAATCTTTATCTTTCGCATCTGCAATTCTCATTAATCTAGCTGCTACATAAGTTAGATCTACTTTGTTATCATTTTCCATACAAACCTTTCTTTCTTTTAGTGAGTAGGGGGATTCTTTGACTACCCCCAACCTTTTCCCGACAAGTCAATATTTCCCATATTAACTAGTACTTCAGTACCACCCTCTGACACTTCAAGGCATTCGCCCCATATCGATCATCAAGTGTGCCTTACTACCTTGTTACAGTTGTTCAGCCATACTCTGAGAATGTTGCACCATCCTCATTTAAATAACTCTTTATAATATATTATAACTTATTGCAACCATTTTTTTAAATCTTCTCCTAAAATTGTGGATGCTAGATTTATCTTGGTTTTCAGGGCTTTTATGATGTTTTCATCAATAGTTTTTTTAGCAACTAAATCAATATATGTTGCTTTTGATGTTTGACCGATCCTATGAATACGATCTTCAGACTGCATTCTAACTTCTAAATCATAACTATTAGAATAATAAATAATTGTATGTGATACAGTTAAATTCAAACCATACCCACCTGTTCTAGGATTTGCTACAAGATATTGGAGCCCGGAGTCAGGGGCCATGAAGCGTGATAAAATATCCTCTCGTTCATGCTGCTTGGTGTCTCCATAAAAACTCTCGGTACTTTCCGGTCCGTACTTTTTTCTCAGCGCATTAGTTAAATGTCTAATGTTATGTCTGTAGTTAGCCCAGATAATTACTTTACCATCTACTTCTTCTAGAACATCTAATAACGTTTCCAGTCTAGGGATCTTTCCTTTCCCGTCATGTAAATCGACGAGCCTCCCGTCATCGGTAGTCATAAAACCACACGTAACTTGATGAAGTCTCATCAATTGTGTCAATGCAGAGAACGTCGTCATAGATCCTTCTTTAAGTTCAGCTACAGCAAACTCTTTTATCTGATGATACGCATCTATTTGTTTTGCACTAAGCTCAACTTCTCTGTTCATATAAATCTTATCGGGCAGATCAAGACATTCTTCTTTTAAAACTCTGTAAGAAAATTTATCAATGAGCTCTGTTAATTCATTTAAATTTTTATAACTCACAATCATATTAAATTGATGTGAACCACTAATCCGTCTTTTAACCATCACACAATACCTAGACTTAAACGTCCAGAAGGATGGTTGGTCCAGGAATTCTGGATCGAGAAACTCTGCTTGTGAATAAAGATCGAGTGGACTTTTAGTTACAGGAGATCCTGTAAGAATTCTTCGGTACTGTGCAAGTTTACTTAACTTAATAACAGCTTTAGTTCTTGCAGCTGTTGGTGTTTTAATAGTTGTGGACTCATCAATAGCAAACAGTGCTTTATGTCCTAGTAAAAACTTGGTCCCAATGTCTTGGCCCTTCTTCGTACTGAACGCTTCGATGTTCATCAGAAATATTGTCAAGCAATCTTTTTCTTGAAATAGAAAATTTAATTCTTCCTTTTCCTTCTTAGTTGGATTAGGATTCCACACTACAATTTTATAGATCACATGATCTGGCATATGTTGTTGTATTTGTTCACTTTTCCAGTTTGTATAGACCCCTTTAGGAGCAACAATGAGAGCCCCGTTTATGGATCCTTTGTCATATAACATAGCAATATTATCAATCAGGACTTTCGATTTACCAGTTCCCATTTCCATGAAATAGGCGAAAGATTCCTTATTCCAGGAGCATCCGAGTGCCTTTAATTGATGTTCAAAAGGCTCAGTTTTAAACTTATAATTCAATTTCATTATTTCTAAGATCTTATTTATTTGAATTTCGTATCAGAATCAAATATAAAATAAGGTGTAAAAAGTTTCTCCTTTTTACAATAGGCAAAAGAAACGGAAGGGGACTTGTAAAAGGGTTCCCTCCCTCTCTAGCCAAAGGAGAGACGGAAAGAAATAATGACGGTTTATATTATACAAAAAGTACCTAAGAGAGATTTCAGTTCTGCTAAGCAGTTTGGAGATCTTGAATCATTAGTTCCCTATCATGAACAGATAGCATTATCGCCGGGACCTGTAGTTTTTGCAGCGAATAAAATTTTAAAAAATTTTTCCAATGATGATTACTTGCTTTTAGTGGGGGACCCTAGTATAATAGGTGCGTGTTGTGCAATTGCCAGCCGATACAATAACGGACGATATAAAGTTCTTAAATGGGACCGTCTTGAGAGAAGATATTTCCCGATAGAATTTAATATCTTAATATAAGGAGAAACGATGAACGAAATATTTGATTTAATAAACGAGAAAGATAATCTTAACAGGGTTAATGATTCAGATCTCAGTGAGATGGGTTCATTATGTAAACAACTTGTTGAAATGAAACAAGAAGTTAAGAGAACAGATTTAGAATTAAAAGCTAAAAAAGAAGCGTTACAAGAATTACAAAATAGAATAGCTGACGCACTTAAAGATAAAAATTTATATTCATTCAAACTCATGGACGGTTCTACTGTTACATGGAAAGAAAAAATTCGTGCACATATTAAACCTGAGAATATTGATAACGCATATCAATTTATCAGGGACCAGGGTGCAGGGGACTTGATTAAAAATGAAGTCTCATTTAGTTTCGGAAGAGGACAAGATATAGAAGCGAAACAAGTAAAAGAAATGTTTCGTGAAAATGGATACGAACCTTCAGAAAAAGAGGGTATTCAATGGAATACACTTGATGCCTGGGTAAGAGAGTCATTACAAAAAGCAGCTGAAAAGGGTGAGCCTTTTCCAGAAGAAACTTTTGGTGTCTTTCGAACCAACGACGTAACAATTAAAACTTAAAAGGAGTAACTTATGAATCAAACGTCAAATGTTAAAAAGTCTAATTCGGGGGCCAGCAATGCACTTGCTGAAGTGTTCTCATTAGCAGAAGCTAAACAAGGAGACGGGTTATCTAACGTCAGTACCAAAGATGTTATGATACCTCGTATCAAACTACTGCAAAAGATGTCACCGGAAACTGATAATGAATCACTTCCGACGGCAAAGGCAGGGCAGATATTCAATTCTGCATCTCAAAGTGTGTATGATGGACCTACTGGCATAAGAGTAGTCCCTTGTGAGTACATTCGAACTTACGTTGAATGGGCTCCAGAAGGCACGGGTAATAAAGCGCCTGTGAACATACATCCTGCTACCTCAGATGTAATGAGTAAGGCAAAAAAATCTCCTACAGATAATCGTTTCTATTTAGATAATGGAAACTATGTAGAAGAGACAGCGAACCACATTGTACTTATCTTAGATGATAATAACAATGTAGAGTCTCGTGGAATACTTACCATGAAATCTTCTCAATTGAAAAAGTCTCGTCAATGGAATTACATGATGATGACTGCTACAATGGAGAGTGGTGGTAAAACTATAACACCTCCATCTTACGCAATAGTGTACAGATTAAGTTCGATACAAGAGGAAACCAACGGAAAAAAATATTTCGGTTGGACTGTAGCGAAGGAAGGTTTTGTTCCTACCAAAGAAGTCTTTACGACGGGAGAAGCATTTGCTTTAGCTTTCCGTCAAGGAGATGTACTGGCTTCCCCAGAGGGTGATGAACCCAAAAAACTGGAAGGCCCAACAGGGAAGGAACACTTTTAGTCACCTGCCGGAAAAGGTTAACGGAGATACATTAGACTTCGTAAGGTGGTAAGAGATCCGGTAGGTTTTTCCTCCCAGAAAACTGCTCTTCCTATCAAACTGATGCGGGGGTATTATTGCTTAATACCCCCATTAAATTAAAAGGAGAAACATGGAACGATTTAAAAATATATTCGAAGGGCTACACCGGGCTTATGGCACATTCAAGGAAGAAGATCAGGATGAGAACGGGAAGAAAAAAGGCAAAGCATTCATCATTAAAGCACCTGTTAGTGACCAGCTTTGGACAGATCATATCGAAGGGAAAGCTAGCTTGGGCATTATTCCTATTCGTGATGATTCAAAGTGTAGATGGGGTTGTATCGATATTGACTCATATACATTGGATCATAAGCAAATTATTGAGAAGTTAAATGAATTTAAAATACCACTTGTATGTTGTAGATCTAAAAGCGGTGGAGCACATTTATTTTTATTTCTTAAAGATTTTGTTGAAGCTAAAAAGCTTCGTAATAAACTTGTCGAGTTAGCAGGAGAATTAGGTTATGCAGATTGTGAAGTCTTTCCTAAACAAATTGAAATCCGTGCTGATAGGGGCGACACTGGGAATTTCCTCAACCTTCCTTACTTTAATGGTGATGATAGCTTTCGTTACGCTTATAATGATTCCGGCGATAGTTGTACATTGGATGAGTTCTATGGACTCGTCGATAAAAAATCTGTGGAACCAAAAGATTTACCCAAGATTAAAGTTACTCGTAACAATGAAAAAAAATTAGAAGAAGGGCCACCATGTTTAGAAACATTAATGAATATGGGAATACCAGAAGGTGGAAGAGATAATGCACTGTATCAATATGCAGTTTATGCAAAGAAAGCTTTTCCTGATGAATGGAAAGATAAAGTAAATGAATTTAATTCTCGACATATGGACCGACCACTTGGTTTTTCCCAAGTTGAGAAAACTATAAAGCAACATGAGAAAACTGATTACCAATATAAATGTAAAGATCAACCAATGTGTGCAGTATGTAATGCACCTCTTTGCAAGGCACGAAAATTTGGAATCGGAGATAATTATGATGTTGTTATTTCTGATCTTACTAAGTTAGAATCAGATGAATCCATGTGGTTCTTAAATGTTGATGGCAAAAGAATGTCATTATCAACAGAACAATTATTTGATCAACAAAAATTTAGAAGAGCATGTATGGATTACTTAACCATACTACCTATGGCTATGAAAGCTAATGACTGGACTGTTAAAGTGAGAACACTATTAGAAAATGCAGACATCATTCCAGCTAAAGATCACTTTGATACTACTACCTTTGGTAAGTTTGATGAACACTTTGGAAACTTTATCTTTGAGCAGGGGGCAGGGTTAGAGATGGATGAAGTCATAACCGGGAAATGTTATACAGACGAAGGTAAAACTTATTTTAAAATGGTTCACCTAGAAGATTACTTAAAGAAAAAAAGATTTACGGAAATGAAAACCATGCAGATAGTTCAACGACTAAGGGACATGGAAGGAGGTTCTACTTCTATAAAAATATTAGGAAAGACAGAAAGACTATGGTTCGTTCCTGAAATAAAAAGAGAAGATAAATCATTAAAAAGACCGGAGATAAAAGATGCAGCACCTTTCTAAAAAATTTCCATTAGAAATACAAAAGATGAGTAAAGAAGAAACACGCTCATACTTTCAAGATAAAACAACTACTATCTTTGGACCTCCTGGTACCGGAAAAACTCATACTCTTTTAAGTATTGTAGAAAAACATTTAGAGGAAGGTTACCGGCCGGAAGAAATAGGATACTTTGCTTATACTAAGAAAGCAGCTAACGAAGCAATTGATAGAGCTACAAGTAAATTCGATTATGAAGAAAAAGATTTCGAATGGTTTAGAACTTTACACAGCATGGCATTTAAACAATTAAATTTAAGTACACAAAGTGTAATGAAAGACAGACACTACAAAGCTTTAGGTAAACTTTTACAGATAAAAGAATTTTTAAATACTAATAGTCAGATAGAAGATAACGGACAGAGTATGCAGAAAAATCCTTTTATGCGTATAATAGAGTTGGCAAGAAACAATATGGTAAACATAGATGTGCAATGGAGAAAATCTGAGGACCATGTTGAAGGAGGTTTTCCTGAGTTAGAAAGAATTTATGAAACATATATAGATTACAAAATAGAGCATGAGCTTTATGATTTCAATGATATGTTATTGGAATTAGTAAATGAGGGATTGGTTCCCTCATTACCAGTCATCATAATAGATGAGGCTCAAGATTTAAGTATGCTCCAGTGGTATGCTGTAATTCTTTTAGCAAAGAGCACAAAGCATATTTACATAGCCGGAGACGATGATCAAGCAATATTTAAATGGGCAGGTGCGATACCTGAAATGCTAATGCGCACACCTGGTAATAAAAAGGTTTTAAATCAATCATTTAGAATACCACAACGAGTGTATGATGTAGCAGAATCAGTAGCAAATAAAATTAAAATAAGAGTAAAAAAAGAATGGGAACCAACTGCTGAAACAGGAGAAGTTATGCATTACGCTTCAATAGAGTACGTTCCTTTTGATAAAGATGGTGAATACTATGTGTTGGCTAGAACTAAATATGTTCTACAAAAAGTAGAGGAATATTTTAAACGAGAAGGAATAATTTATAATAGATTTAATAAAAATAAATCTATCTCAGAAAAAGTTTGCTATGCAATAAACTGTTGGAATAAATTAGTTAGAGGAGAAGAAATATCTTTAGGTGGTGCAAAGAATATGTACAAGTATATATCTTCCGGACCGGAGCATATTGAAAAAGGATATAAGACTTGGGATAAAGCTTTAGAAGATGACATTGTAGTTACTTATACTAATTTATTTGAAAATCATGGTCTTAGAGTACCCCAAGAATTATTGTGGCATGAGGCATTAAACCTAATCAATGAAGAAGTTGTTATGTATATCCGCAAATGTGAGAGAAGAGGTCAAGATATAAATGCTATACCTAAGATAAAAATTCTTACAATTCATGGATCGAAAGGTGGCGAAGCTGACAATGTTGTGTTATTATCTGAATTATCTCGTAAATCATACACGAGTTTATTAAAAAATGGAGATGATGAAAGAAGAGTTTTTTACACAGGAATTACTAGAACTAAAAAGAATTTATTCTTGGTTCGTTCATCTAATGATTATGAATATTCAGAAATGTTTTTAAGACAAAACTTTAGATTAAATAGGGAGGAATATGCCAACTGAAAGAAGTAAAAAATATCCAGGAGATCTAAACATAATCAGTTTAGGTGCCGGTGTTCAATCATCAATGATGGCTTTAGCTTTTTCACGAGGTGAGTATGAAGTTAAACCAGGAGGATCTGGTAAAATAGATTTTGCTATCTTTGCGGATACACAAAACGAAGGTGATGGAACATATGCTTGGTTGGATTATTTAGAAAAACAATTAAACTTTCCTGTGATCCGGGTGACATGGGGCAATCTTCAAGAAGATGTAGAAAATTATATAGACAACGGAGTATATAAAAGAGGAGCATCAATACCTTTTTTCTTAGTAGGATTAGATGGAAAGAAAGGTTTAGCTAATAGAAGATGTACCTCAACTTATAAAATAGAACAAATTGAGCAAGGAATAAGGCGAGAATATGGCCTTAAAAAGGGACAAAGATGGCCAAAGGGTATGGTTGTTAATCAATACTTAGGCATATCTTATGATGAAATATTTAGAATGAAAACATTTGAAAAAGCTTCTTATCGTTTTCACTATCCTCTTGTTGAAAAGAAAATAACTAGAACAGATTGTTTTAAATGGATGGAAGAAAGACAATATCCAAAACCTGCAAAAAGTGCATGCGTTTATTGTCCTTACCATGACAATAAGTTCTGGAAAGAAATGAGAGATCAAAGACCTAAAGAATGGAAACAGTGTGTTGACTTTGATAAAAAAGTTAGAACTGCAGGACCCGCTTTAGGATTATCACGAGCTAAAGAACTATATATACATTCGCAAAGGATTCCTTTAGATAAAGTAGATCTAGATAAAGGAGCTGATCAACCAGATCTATTTGGAGATATGGCTGATGAGTGTGAAGGTATGTGTGGAGTATAGGAGAGAAAGATGACTAGAGATGAAGCTTTTCAAGAAAGTTTAAAAAAATGTAAAGACTTAATAGGTTTCGAAATAAATCAGGTGTCAACAGAAATGATAAAAGGTTTTCCTGTTATAAAATTATTTTTAAGGAAAGGAGTAGATAATAAAGAAGTTTTGATTACGAGTAATCAAAAAGGTACTAAAGCCGGATTTATAAAATAAGGAGAAATATGGCGGATACAGAATGGGTACCTCCTAGTGAGATACCAGAATTAGTTTATGAAGCAGATGTTGTTGCTATTGATTTAGAAACACATGATCCAGATATAAAAACAAAAGGTCCTGGTTGGGCTACAAACAATGGAAAAGTTATTGGTGTAGCAATTGCTGCTAATGGTTGGAAAGGTTACTTTCCTGTAGCACATGAGAAAGGACCAAACCTTGATGAAAGAATTTTTAAAAGAAATTTTAAAAAAATATTAGATAAAGATAATATAAAAGTTTTTCATAATGCTATGTACGATGTCGGTTGGATGCGCCAATGGGGTCTAGAAGTTAAAGGAACTATTGTTGATACAATGATAGCAGCTCCTTTGATTGATGAGAATAGATTTAGATATTCCTTAAATGAATTATCAAAAGATTATTTAAAAGAAAAGAAATACGAAACAGAGTTATATGAAGCCGCTTCTCAATGGGGCACAGATGCTAAAGGTGAGATGCATAAATTACCTGCCATGATAGTTGGTCCTTACGCAGAAAAAGATGCAGAACTTACATTAAAACTTTGGGAGATATTTAAACTACAAATAGTAGAAGATGAACTTCAACAGGTGTTTGAATTAGAAACTAAATTGTTTCCTGTACTATTTGAAATGAAATCAAAAGGAGTTAGGGTTGATCTTGACAGAGCAGAAACTATTAAGAAAAATTTTAAGAATACAGAGAAGAAGATACTTGATAAAATATTACAAGATACGGGGGTTGCAGTTGATATTTGGGCTGCAGCAAGCGTTGCGAAAGCTTTTGATTCGGCAGGTATAAAATACGAAAGAACTGCTAAGAGTAAACAACCTAAATTTGATAAAGGATTTTTATCGAACCATCCTTCAGACTTAGCAAGAATGGTAGTTGAAGCTAGAGAAATTAATAAAGCAAGTACAACATTTATTGATACTTTATTAAAGCATTCCCATGAAGGTAGAATACACGCAGAGATTCACCAATTAAGAGGAGATAAAGGAGGAACTGTATCTGGTAGATTAAGTATGTCTAATCCAAATTTACAACAGATACCTGCTAGACATCCTACAATTGGACCTGCGATAAGAAGTTTATTTATTCCTGAAGAAGGAGAACAGTGGGGTTCGTTTGACTATTCACAGCAGGAGCCACGGATCATTGTTCATTTTGCAAAACAATTAGATCTTGCTGGATCTAAAGAAGTAGCTTCAGCTTATATCAATGATCCTACCACAGACTTCCATCAAAAAGTTGCAGAGATGGCAAACATAGATCGTAAGAAAGCTAAGACAATTAATCTTGGTTTATCTTATGGAATGGGTCAGGGAAAGTTAGCTAAAGAACTTGGATTAAATACAGAAGATGCACAGGACTTGTTTAAAGAATATCATAGTAGTGTTCCTTTTATTAGAGAACTAAAAAACATGGCAACACAACAAGCAAGTAGGCGTGGAGAAAATAAAGGTTTTGTAAGAACTTTAATGAAACGTAAATGTCGTTTCAATTTATGGGAACCAGATACTCCATTTAAAAAAAGAAAACCGGGAGATGTAATACATTTTAATCAACCCTTACCTAAGCAACAAGCACAAGAAGAGTACGGTCCGGCTGTAAGAAGAGCATTTACTTACACTGCTTTTAATAGAATTATTCAAGGTTCAGCGGCCGATCAAACTAAACAAGCAATGGTAGATCTTCATGCGGAAGGAATAACTCCAATGATACAAATACATGATGAGATAGCTGTATCTGTTGCTGATGAGAAAACATCTAAACGTATTGTAGATATAATGGAGAATGCATGTAAGCTAGAAGTACCTAGTAAAGTTGATGCAGAACTTGGTAAGAACTGGGGAGATTCAATGTGAGTGTTTCTATATCTAAAATTTTACAAGTATTAGATAACCCTGAAGCTTTAGAGAATTGGAGAATAAGAGTTGGTCATGAAGAGGCAGAAAGAATAAGTAAACGTTCTGCTTCTATTGGAACAGCTATGCATAAGTTTCTTGAGCATTGGATCAGGGATAATAAAGATTGTGTAGATCAAACTGAAGAAGGTATCCTGGGGAGAAAAATGGCTACCAAACTTTATGAACAAGGAATTAAACATAAGCTAGAAGATTGTTGGCATATGGAAGCTAAATTAAAATTTGAAGATTACTATCATGGAAGATTGGATTTAGCTGGAATTTATTACCATCAACCTTGTGTTATAGATTTTAAACAAGCAAACAAACCTAAAAGAAAAGAATGGTGTTGGAAGTATATGTGTCAGTTGGCGGCTTATGTAATGGCCCATAATAAAACATTTCCTAAAAGACCTAAGATAAAAAAAGGTATTGTATTGATGTGTGCTCAAAATTTACATCTACAAAAGTTTGAATTAGAGGGAAAAGAATTAATAAAAGCTTGGAATCATTTTAAAAGTGCGATACGCTTCTGCAAAGATAATAATATCTACGAAATTACACCAGAACATTTCGATAAGATAAATATATTTAGAAGTAAATTAGGACTTAGATGATTAAAATATGGTTATTAATTTCTATGATCTCTATGCCTGGTATGCCTACCGTAAAACATACGGCTGAGTTATGGTTTGATGAACCTAACTGTGAAACAAGGAGGATAGACATAGAAAATAGATTGTACGCAAACGCTGACTTAGAAGGAGTAAATCCTATATTTGTTCATACCTGGTGTTTAGAATCTTCTATGTTTGTTTCTACTAAATCTTGATAAAGATTATTTTATTATGCCTTACAATTTTAATATGTGTTAGTGCATTTATTTATTTTTCACCTTACCAAACGTTCATGAGAGACTGTGGTGTTGATGATTTTACAGGTGGAGATCTTAGTAATGAGTATTGTACATGGTTATACAATGAATTTAAAAAAGTTGAGCCTAATTCTTGGCTCTATACACTGAAATGTGATCTATAGTTGTTTTTTTAAGCCTCAGGACAAAAACTTAATTCTTAGGTATAATCACCCTACCGACCCCTAAACTTTGAATTCTAGGGGCCTTTATGGGATAAAAATTTTTTATTTTTTAGTTCTACCGCCTGATTTACGTCTAGTAGCTGCAGTTTTACCTCCAGCCTTCCTTTTGGTAGCTCCACCTTTTTTATAGCCTTCGTTCCTACGAATATTTTTATCTACTCGTTTTATTTCTTCTTTTTCATTTTCAATATGTCTTGTTCTGCTACTTACCATTAGTCATCCTTTCAAGATTTTGGTTAATATTTTTAACCTCGGTTTCAATAACAGCAATTCGTGTTTCTATTTTAGTAAAAATTTGTATTGCTGTTTCCATACGATCTAGGTCTGTCTCCATAGCCGTAACTCTTTGACTTGTCATACCCCAGGTAGCACCTAAGGCAACAAAAACTCCTAAGAGCCAAATTGTATCTTTGAAGGTAAAGTTCATAGTCTTGTTATACCTCCATCTTTAAAACTAAAAGAAGGGAACGTCGGAGTTCCTGGTCCACCATCACCTGCTATTCTATTTAAATTTTTTTTAGCTTCTTCATCTGTCATTCCGTGTTCATTTATCATTCTTTCATATATACCTTTATAAATATCTGGGGCATTACTTAAATTAGTTTGAAAGTCAGGATGACCCCCCAGTGTTTCATATTTTTTATCAGACCACATAGTTGCAGCTTCGGCAGGATCTACCCATGATTTATGCCTTGGATGATAATAGCCACTATCATTAATTGATTCTTGTGATACGTCTACTCCTTGTGGAGTAATAATTTCTTTTCCTTCAATACCAAATATTTCTTTTTTCTCATCAAGATTAAACATATCATTAAATTCATCTATATAATCTTGCGTTGTTTTTTTAGGAGGAATTCTTCTATCAAAATCTTCGAAACTATCTGTTTGACTTTGTCCTCCAAAGAAAGCATCTAATCCTTGCTCTGTAACTGGGTCTACTGTTA